ATTTTAGATAATTTATTTTCTGCATTAGTTAGATGAGTTTTTAAACTATCTAAAGTTTCCTTTAATGATTTTATAATACTATTTAAAGTCATGATATTTCAATTATTCTAGTATGAATTATTTATACTTTTTAAAATGTTTATTATTAGAATCAGAATCATGTTTTAGGGATTGCAGACGTTGTAATCTTTGAGCTCTTAGATTTTTTAATTTCTCATCTTCCTTTGCAGCATTATACATTCTACCCACCATTTTTAATTGTGCAGGGATGGCTAATAATGAAAAAAGGGAGGAGAGAATCCCCTCCCTAACTTCTTTCATTCTATCTTCTTGATTTTTTGGATGCTTTTTTATTTGCTTCATTTCTCTCTTCATAAGCTTCTAATAATCTATTGTAAAAGAATTTTCTAATAAATATAGGCATGTCCATCAAATCATTATATGTAAATCCTTTTCCATAATGAATTAGTTGAAAAACTTCTTCATATATGTACTGTCTATCTCTCGAGGTCAGGCCAAAAAAATCTTTCATCGAAAACCACTGGAGTGCGAAATGGCTCCCCGGTGTACCGGTCTATCACTTCTACGTTAAAATCTACATCCGGTTGAATTTTACTTAAGAAAGATCTGATAGCTCTACTGTCTGCTGCTAGTAAGTCTGTGTCAATGTAGTTTCTAATGTACACTAAGTCAACATTATTATCAAGAGCGACAATCATGTGCTTCAATCTCAATGTTAGTAAGCCCGGATCTTTTCCTACTTTCTCGTAAGATTTAACAATAGCGTCAATTTCCTTATCTTCTTTTCCTGTTAATAACTTAACATGGACTTCTTTTTTAGATTTAGGTAAGGTTAATTTAAATAAATTACTATTCTTAGTTACTAATACAGATTCGTCAATCGGTTTGGGCTTTAATTCACTTAAATTGATTGTTGTGTCCTGTGTATTACCTGACGGCGTGGTAACTTGAATTACGTACTCGTCTCCATAAGCTGCAATCCTAGAGGCAATCATAATAGCATTCTTGTCTCCGACTAATAAATCGTCCCAATCAATCTCCGATACTAGCAAGTTACGGAACATTCTTTCAATAGCCGTTCCTTGCATGATATAATTTTGATTGGTTAAGATATCTTCGTCTTTAGCTGTCATGTATCTTAATTCTACTTGACCCGAAGATAGGGGATTTTCTTTAGGGTAAAAAAGACCTCTGGATGGTAAATCGACTATTAATGTAGTTTGATTTACTCCTTGAGGGACAGTTGGAATAACCGGAATAGGAATTTCCATACCGTCTTCACTAGGACTTTGATTAAATGTAACTTCTCTGTCTGGTTTCATAATATTTATGTTTGTTTAATTTTATGTTATTATTTACATGCTCCCCCGGAAGATTTAAGAAGTAAATCTACGCATGGTATTTGCCATGTTTTCTAGTTCATTAAAAGATTTAGCAGAATATGGAAGAACTTTCTGTTCATTGGCGTCTTTTATTAACGCATAATCATACATAATTGTTACAGATACGGTAGATAAAGAATCGTCTGACATGTCTAAATCTCCCCATTTGACCGCGGAAACATACGCACCGTGTATTTCCCATCTTTCAGATTGGACATTAGTTCTAGGCATTAATGTTTCTAATATAAGTGTTTTTTTGTAAGTCTCTAGTGCGTATTCTTTTCCTTTTAAGTAATTAGAATGAGAGTTCATTATCCATTCATATACTAAAACAGAGGAGTCGTTCTTTACGTCTTCCGAACTTGATAAAGAATCCACAAAAGGATTATTAGCTGCTCTAGGAGAAAATCTATGTGCTGCTACAGGATCATATAGTACTATTTCTATAGGATCCCATGTCATTTTACCTTTAAAGTTTGTCTTTGTGTTTATGTACTGTAATTCTATATTATCGTAAGTAAATCCAGGCTTAGTAGCTGATTTTACTAAATAGCTAGGTATATAAATCCCTTGTACGTCTAAGTAAAGGACAAATCTATTTTTTAATTTAGGTTCAAAGTAGGCGAAAGGTCTGTATTGGGTATATTCGGAAGCGCCCGTAGAGTCTATCGCTACTGTTCTGTCTATTTTTTTCTGTCTAAATATGGGCGTAGATTTAGCCATTTCTTTTTATAATAAATATACTAAAAACTTAAAATTAATACAAAACAAAGAAAACTAGTTCCTTCCGCCGCCGCCAATCAAATTACCTAATGCACTTATCCCGGCATTAGCGGCTGCTTGAGCGGCTCCTTTTCCAATATTTAAAGCAGCATCTCCTAATTGTTTTCCTAAATTAGCTCCACCACCATCTAATCCAGGTCCTTCTACATCAGGAAGTTTCACCTTACTTCCTCTAACCATGGCATAATCATATACTATTGTTCCTTCCATCAATACTAAATCATCACTAGACATGTCAAATTCTCCCCATTTAATAGAATCAAAAAATGCTCCTACTAATACGAAAGAATCCATGACATCTCCATGAGGTGATAATGATCTTAAATATAATGTTCTTTTATATTCATGTATAAAACCATCTTCTCCCGGAGTTAAAAGATTAAAAGATGTTCCCGTTGTGCCGGAATTGTGATGATAGTTATTAATGTAATCATGTAACATTTTGGCACCATTATCTTCAATTGGATCATAAAAACGTATTGTTATGGGCTGCCATCTTGATTTTCCTTTAACGTGAAATTCTGTATTTATGTAATCTACTGTGATATGATTATTCTCTAAAGTAGGTCTTTCTGCTGATTTTATGGCATACGTAGGAAAAAAAGGACCAAAAGGATCCGCCTGCATATATAACTCAAAGCGCATTTGTTGCTTCGGGTTAAAATACTTAAAAGGTTTGTGTGTAAATGCCATGTGTATTTTATAAGCACAGAGGTGCACTGATGCACCTCTGTGGTTTATTAATAATTATCCTGCGTTAGGTCTTGTTACAGGTACCGATGCGTCTACGTCACGAACCAGTACATTTGCATTCTGTACAGCTGGCATGGTTGCGTAATCATAAGTTATAGTTAAATCCAACATGTTTAAATCATCCGAAGATAAATCCATGTTGCCCCACTTAGCATCTGCAATAAAAGCTCCGTATAATAGGAACTGATCTACAGCATCTCCATGAGGACTAACCGCTTCAAATCTTAATGTTCTCTTATATTCCCAGATATATCCATCTTCTCCCGGGGTTACTAATCCTGTGCCAGGTTGGAGTAATCCGGAGTTATGGTGAAGTTTACTAATCCAGTCGTGCAGAAGTCTAGCACCGTTTACTTCAATTGGGTCATATAATGTTACAGAGATATCTTGCCACCTAGATTTACCTTTAACCTTAAATTCTGTATTGATATAATCTACAGTTACTGGATTTTGATCTAGCGAGGGCCTATCCGCTGTTTTAACCATATAAGTAGGGATGTCCATTCCTCTATCATTGATATAGAGGACGTATCTCATCTGCTGCTTAGGGTTAAAATATTTAAATGGGGAGTTTATAAATGCCATTTTAGTCTATTTTTTTTGTTTATTCTGTATCACCAGGGAAAGAAGCTCCTGTAGGTAACACAAAGAAATCTAAGATTATGAATTCCGCGGTTCTAGTAGGTTTTAAATAAATAGCACCTCTTAACTCATTTCTGTCAAGAACATCGGGAGTATTATTGGATTCATCCATAATTACTCTAAAATCATATAAACCTTGATTTCTTCTAACGCTTTCCAAGTAAGGTTCAACAATACTTAAGAATCTAAGTCTTGTTTCTTTTGTATTTTGTTCGAATACTAGATACCTAGAAGATGATGCAATGAATTTTTTAGAAGCTATCAATAATCTTCTTACGTTAATTCTATCAAGTGCAGACCTTTTTTTCTGTAAAGTTTTCTGTCCCCAAACAACTACTCCCTCTCTTGGGTAAGTGGCGATAGGATTAATGTTATATGTGTAAAGTCTATCTCTATCTCCTAAAGTTAATTTTCTCTCTGCTTGTAGAGCTACGTCAATAGCACCTCTATTTAAACCGGCAGGAGCATACCAAGGGAACTGTACGTAGTCATTGAATGCAATTACTCCTGATACTACAGTGGATGGTGGAACCCATACATTTCTTCCTAAGTCAGCGTCAGCTATTTGAACCCATGGATAGTAATAAGCTGCATAAGATGTATTTCTTGCTAAGGCTGCGTTTATAGCTTGTCCTATAGTGTCACCGTATCTAGTTGGGTCAATTACCATGAAAATATCTCCTCTATTTTCAACCATGGCAATTGCTTTTGTTATAATATCTCCATGTTGTTCACCTACTCCGTCAATAATTCCGGGCATAAGTAACATGTTGATATCATATTCATCTGCATTAGCTAAAATGTCAATTGCATCTAAATAAGCAGTTGAACCAGAAGCTCCACCCGCTATATCATCTAAATTAAATCCTTGACTATTTTGTCCATTAATCTTATCGAAGAATGTTCTAGGGTGTTTAACATATCCGTCTGATCCGCCGGAGAAAGTACCTGATACAGCAGCGGGCAAACTACTAGAGAATGCAGCAACTCTTATCTGTCCATTTTCATTTAAGTAGTTATAATTTTCTTTAAATACCTCTACTCGGATATATCTTGATCTGTTAGGGAAAGATCCGCTTAACTGCAAGAAAGGAATACCATCAGAATCATACCTTAATGTGTACATTTGATCTCCGATAACTCTACCGATGTAGTTAGTATCGTTAGGGTCTAAAGTTAAATCATTGTACTGCTCTACAATTACTTTTCTGTTGTGTCTGTCGTCTCCTCTTCTTATGTACAAATCAAAAGTACCTAAA